AGATGCACCTAAACCTCTTTGTGCCATCTGTGCCTGTACAGCACGTAATGTTCCAGCTGCCCATGCAGGAGGATTGCTTGCATCAAAGTTAGCAGTTAAACTTGCAAGCTGTCCTTGTACTGTAGCTTGATCTGTTGGGGTAGCTGTGGCAGCTTGAATTTGTTCTGTATAGGTAGAAGCTGTCTCTGCATTAGCACTGCCTGATATTAACTCTCCATCCTGTATCTGTCTCTGAACAGGGTTAGTCATTAACGTAGCATTACCTTGTGCGGCACTTAAACTACCTACACTAGTGGCTGTCTGTTGAGCAGCTATAACTTGTGATCTAGGGTCTTCAGTATTTGTTTGAGCAGCCTGAGTTGCATTTAATGCTGTGTCTACAGAATCGGATACAGTATCAGCAGTCATAGTAGATGCTGTTAAAGCTGTAGGGTCAGTAGTCTGTGTAGTAGAAGCCATTGTAGTAGGTACACCTACTGTTCCTGAAACTCCACCTACATTAGGGTCTATCATTTGTGTTTGATCTAGTTGTGTACCAACAGGTACAGTAACAGCACCTTCAGGTAAAGAGGGTGCAATCATTTGTTGAGCACCAATGTTTCCTATATTTGCAGGTGTACCATCTGCATTAACATACCCTGTAGATGTAGGTACACTAGCCTGTGCTAACGCTCTAGGATCAGCTTGTCCACCAACTGCCATCTTAACCATACCACCCTTAGCCATCTCTTGTGCTTTAGATTGGAATACAATCATCTCACGTTGCTTCTCAGGGTTGTCTTCTAAGTATCTGTCAAACTCTTCCATCCGACCTGCATACCCCATCTTGGTAGCTATCTTCTGTAATCCTTGTGGCTTAAAGCCTTTGAACATTGCCATGTATTATATTCCTATTTCATAACTATTGCGACTACTAAAGCAACTACACCTAAAGTTCCTACCATAGACATAGCTTCTATTCGCCACATTCTTTTGTCTAGTGCTTCTAGTTTATCGTTGACTGCCTGATAACGGATGGCACATTCTTTCTCGTGGGCATCTAGTTCTAGCTGTACTTTTAGTTCAGGTTGCATGTTTAACTTCATCAATTCCTTAACCTGTAAACGTATCTGCTGCACTTATGGCAGCATCTATAACTGTAAAACTCTCATCACCCCAATCATCTAATGCTTTTTGATGCTTGAGATAACCAACACTACGAGCAACTCTTGCCTTCTTCTCGTTATGCGTCATGGCATGTCCATAGTCACCTTTTGTTTCATCACTAACATTAGTGTTATCAAAACCTTTTGCGTGGGTTGCAATTACAGTATTAATTGTTTCTGCTCCATCTAAACAAGCTAAATGTGCTTGTGCTATTATATCTGCTGTTCTGCTCATTTTATTCTCCTTTTAATATTTTAACTTCGGCTGACAATTCTTGAACTGCTTTTACAAGTATTGACATTAATTCAGCTTCTGCAATTCTTTGTCTACCATCTACTTCATCTTCTAACCACATTCCAAAACCATCTTTAATGTCATATTTATCTATGACTTCTTTAACTTCTTGAGCAATAAAACCATGATTATATTTACCATTCATAACTCTTTCTTCTGAATCAGAGTGTGCTTTCATTTCTGATGGTACATCTTTTGCTTTCTTCCATTGGAATGTCACAGGTCTTAGGTCATTAATAAAATCAAGCCCAATCTTTTCATCTTTGATATCTTCTTTAAGTCTAATGTCTGAAGGTGCTGATATAGAGGTTGCACCAAAAGCTATGTTGGAATCTGTTGTGTTACCACCAAAAGTAAAATTAGAATCGCCAGTACAAGTTACATTATAACCCATAGCCATTTGCAAACCAGAATCAACGGCAGAAGTATCAGTAAAGTTTCCTATCAATATGTTTTGATTACCTGTTGTAATTTCTCTAGCATGGCTTCCTGCTTCTACTCCAACCAATAGATTATTTGAACCAGATGTAATACCTGCACCTGCTTCATGACCCATTAAAGTATTAGCAGTTCCTGCTTGCGTTGATGTACCAGCTTTATAACCAACTGCTGTGTTTAATGTATCTGTAGAATTAGCAAACTCTTGTGCTTCTAGTGCAAATGCTCCTACTGCTGTACTTCCATTTCCTTTATGGTCTTCACTTAAAGCACCATAACCAACTGCCACATTAAAATCTGCGTCAGTTAAAACATCTCCAGAAAGTGCCCCCAGTAAAGTATTTTTTACTCCAGTTGTTATTAAAACACCTGAATTATAGCCAACTGCTGTGCTAAGACTATCTGTAGCATTTGCAAAGTTTTGCGATGCTAGTGCTTGAAAACCTATAGCAGTAGATTTACTACCTTTTCTATCTGTGGTTAACGAACCAAATCCAACTCCTGTATTTTGGTCTGCATCAGTAAGTGCATCGCCAACACCACTACCAATTAAAGTGTTGTTAACTCCTGTTGTTAATCCATTTCCTGCATCATTTCCAACTGCTGTATTATGGGAATCTGTTGAACTAGTAAAATTTTGTGTGGATAATGCTCCAGCTCCAATAGCAACAGTTTTATTTCCTTTTGTATCACTAGATAAACTAGCATAACCAACTGCCACATTTACATCTGCATCTGATAAAGCATCACCTGATTCTGAACCTATTATAGTATTGGCAACTCCTGTTGAAATTAATGTGCCTGCATCCTTACCTACAGCAGTATTATAACCCTCTCCACCTCTATTCAGAGTTTTTAATGCACGATAACCTAATGCAACATTACCACCATCTGCATCTTCTGTGGATAATGCTTGATACCCAACTGCCACGTTGTTGTCACCTGTAGTCAAAGCAGTACCTGCTTCATCCCCAACTAGCACATTAAAATTGCCACCACTTGCAATAGTATTACCTGTGTTGACACCAGCACGATAATTAGATGTGCCAAGTGTATTAGTAAATGGTTGTTTTAATATATTTGCTGTATCTGATGCTTTAGTCATTATGCGTTCTCCAATGCTGTTATTCTAGCTTCTAGCTCTTGTATGGTTTTCACGAGTAAGGGTACTAGCTTGCTTTGGTCTATGCCTTGCATATCTGGAATAGTATTTCCATCAGCATCAAGTTTATTATCACCAGCAGAAACACCATCAGGTAATTCTTCACCAGCATTCCAAACTCTTACTGCATCTTTAGCCCCACCAACTGCTTCTGGAACTATGCTTGATACTTCATGTGCAAGGAAACCATCAACAGTTGTATCTGCATCTGCTATGAAATTAAAACGAGATGGCTTTAATTGTTTTAGTCTTGTTGTTGCATCCCAAGATGTTGTTACGTTTTCTTTTAGTCGGTAGTCTGAAGATGTCTCAAATGATGTTGCAGTACCATTAGTTCTAATACTACCAACTTCACCATTAGGGTTAACAAACACTAGTGCGTGTCTATTTGCTACATTATCACAACCAAAAATACCTCCGTATCTTGTTGCATCATTTAAGGCAATAATTTGTCCCGGAGCCCCTGCACCAAATGGGGTTGTGTCAGTAACACCAATTAATAATTGAGCATGATTACCAGTTTGTTGAATTCTCATCAACTCAGTGCCACCTAAATCATCAAAGGTTGTAACTGCTCCTCCATGTGATATAACTATTCCATCATTGTCATTTGATTTACTGCTATTTGCTAATATTATTCCTGCTTCTCTTAGGTCAGTACCAGTACTTGATACTCTTAATCTTGTTTCTGCTGAACCACCATCTACTTCTAGTTTATTAGCTAAAGTTGCAGTTCCTATACCAACTCGGTCATTACCACCATCAACAAAAATCATATTAGCATTGCCATTTGATTCAACACGAAAGTCTACATCAGCAGAGCCTTCATTGAATACTGCACCACCATTGGCTGTAAGAACACCTGTTACAAGTGCAGTAGATGCCATATTTACAGTACCATCTATGTCTACAACATCAAGGTTACTTGTGCCATCTACATCTAAATCACCATTTAAGTCAGCATTTCCTGTAACAGTTATAGTGCCTGCCGCAGTTATGTTACCATCAAACGTACCACCTGCTGATTTACTTACTGTGTCTGCCACAGAGAATACATCATAGACTACAATCTCAACCATATCACTTACAAAAGCACCTGTAGCAAGTACAACAGTCGTGCCTGTAGTAGATGTGTAGTCAGCTTCACTTAGCTTTACACCATTTTGATATACGTCAACGTAGTTACTGTCAAGATAGCTAAGTGTAATACCTTCTGCACCTGCACCAGTAAATGATGTTTGGGCGGCAGTGGCAGTGTATGTATGCTTTCGTCTAACTCCGTTGGATGGAGATACTCCTATGTATGCCATTATGCGTTCTCCAGTGTTACTATTCTAGCTGTCAATGCTTCTATTGTAGTTTGTTGTTCTTGCAATGCTTTTGTTAATAAGGGTACTAGTTTACTTTGGTCAATTTGTTGATAATGTTTTTGAGTTATTGTTGATTGCCAAGTTGAGTTTGAAGCATATGTTTTATCTTGTTTACCCTTTAACCAATCTGCTTCAGTTACGTCAGAACCAATTATATTTTCATTTACATCTAAGACTACATTTTCTGTGGTTTTTGTTTCATCCTTATCCCCAGTAATTGCTTCTGGAACAATACTAGAAACTTCATGTGCTAAAAAACCATCTATAGCTGTGTTATCTGAATCTGCAATCCAGTTAAATCTAGCAGGTTTAAGTTGCTTTAATCTAGTTGTTGCATCAAAACTATAGGATACGTTTTCTTTAAGTCTATAATCAGATGTTGTATTGTATGCAACTGCACCATTATTATTATTTGTAATAGAACCTCTAAATGTACCACCACTTAAAAATCCAATAAAAACTGCAGCATTATTACTAGCTGTATCATTTAATCCTACTCCACCATCAGCACCAGAGTTAAAATCTAAAGATAATAAACCAGCATTTCTAACAGTTCCAGTTCCAATACACACATTATCAGTACTAGCATCAATAAATAACATAAAAGCATTGCCATTTGATTCAACACGAAAGTCTGCATCATTGCTTGCTTCATTAAATACAGCTGCACCAGTATTGCTGAATGTTATATTTTCAGCAGCATTATCTGCTGTCCTAAATTGAACACCACTTGTGCCACCATAAAAATATGTTGTGTTTGCATCAACTTGAATAACATTATGACCACCACCTTTAATAAAAGTGTTTACAGTAGGTATATCTATTCCTCCATTAAACAAAGGCACAGCAGTTGTGGTTAAAACACCAGTTATAAGAGCTGTAGTTGCTATATTCACAGCACCATCTATGTCTACTATGTCAAGGTTACTTGTGCCATCAACATCAATGTTACCTGATATGTCTAATGATGCAGCATCAATCTCACCACTAAATTTACCTGTAACAGTATCTACAGCAGTTGATATTATATCGGCAGGCTTTTGTCCAACGTAAGGCATATTATGTTATCTCCATTATACTCAATGTACCAGAAAGTTTATCTGCGACAGAACAATCTATTGTTATTTGGTCAGTAGTTTCAAGTACAACCTTGTTACCTGCCATCAGTTCCAAAGCACCACCAACAGGTATTGGAGCATTTTTAACTACGACACTCGTTGCGTTTGCTGCGTTGTTTGTAACTGCTCTATTTGCAGTATCACTAACTAAATTTACAGTAGCTGTAACTTGCGAGGTATGCAGGTTGGATAAAACTAAACCTAGTATGATTGTAGTTGTACCACTTGCTGCTGTGTACATCACATATGGTGTTCCTGCTGATGCAGGTTCAGCTGCGAAGTTTACAACCTTAAATGTATTTGCCATTTCTTTTTCCTTTTAATTAATTATACTCAATAGTGTTTTATCTGTCAAGCAAAATCTACACTAGCCTAAAGCAATAGCCAAGGCTGTGGCATTATCGTCTGTTACTGCTGTTAGTACACTTACATCCATTCTCTTGAGTGTGCCACCATCACTCACTAATAGTTCGTCATCATTAGCTAAACCTGAAGTTAGTGCAGTCTGTCCTGAGATTACATTATCATTTAAATGCTCACTCTCAACTGCATTGTCTGCAATCTTTGCTTCTGTTATAGCATCTGCTGCTATCAACCCAGTAGTAATCTGTAAGTTGGCTATGTGAGCAGTATCAATAGAAGCATCAACATATTGGTCACTGTCTATTGAGTTAACTGACATATGAGCAAGGTCAATGGAACCATCAGTATAGTGTTCTGAGTTAATGGCATCATCTGCTATCTCAGCACCTGTAACTGCATCGGCAGCTAGTTTAGCTGTTGTAACATTATCATCTACAATAGAAGCAGTTACTACAGCATTTGCAGCTAATTCGTCTGCACCTACAGCATCATCGGCTAACATAGAATTAACAATAGCACCTGCACCAATAACAAAGTCAATAGTGTTATCGGCATCTTGATATGTTACAGCTATTCCTGTTTCAGTATTAGAACTAACCATAGCTCCTACTGTGTCAGATATAACTTCTGATAGGTCAATGTTAGCAGAACCATCAAAAGATACACCATGTATTGTTCTAGCTGTTTCTAATGTTGTAGCATCTGCTGCTAAGGCAACTGCTATGTTTGCAGAGCCATCAAAAGATGTACCACCGATTGTTCTTGCTGTTGTTAATGTTGCAGCTGAACCTGTTGTGCTTTGGTTAAGTGTACCAATAACAAAGTCTAATGTATTGTCAGCATCATCATAAGATACTGCTATGTTTGTTTCAGTGTTACCTGATACCATTGCACCAACAGTATCACTAATAGTTTCGGCTAGTGTAACACCACCTATGGTAATAGCATCAGCTTCTAGTGTACCATCAATATCAGCATCACCACTTACGTCAAGAGAACCTGCATCAAGTTCACCTGATATGGTAATGTTTCTTATGCCTGTGTAATCTTTGTTAGCATCTAGTATAACAGCCTTAGAAGCTATAGCAGTACCTATGGCAGTACTACCTATGTCTAAGGCATTTAACTCGCCTACAACTGCTGTGATACCGTCTAGTGTGTTTAACTCTCCTGCATCAGCACTAATAGCTGTACCATTAAAGTTAATTGCATCTAAATATGCAACACCATCAATATATATGTCTTTCCATTCTTGACTAGCAGAACCTAAATCAAATGTAGAATCTGTGTTAGGTATAATAGAACTGTTTATGTCTGCACCAAACACTACATTATCCGTAGCAGCATCACCCATAGTGATTGTACCACCGTTGAATGTAGTTGTTCCTGTTACAACAAGATTACCACCTACTCCTAAGTTACCTGATATGTCTACTGCACCATTCATGTCAATGGTTGTAGCAGCTATCTGTATCTCTGTGTCAGCTACAAGGTCTAGTTGTCCGTCTGCACTGGAATGGATGTATATTGCTGTGTCTCTGAATTGTAACTTCTCTGTAGTAGCAATAAGTATGTCATCATTAAATTCAAAGTAATCCTCATCTTCTTTCCATGTAAGTAAGCCATCATTAGTATTAGCATTAAATGTTATTGCTATATCTGTATCTGCACCTGTACCAAAACTTAAAGCATTAGATAACAGTGATGATATAGGACCACCTTCTGCGGCAGTACCATCATGTGTATGTCCTGAACTAGACGCAAAAGTTGCTAATATCTGATTAAACTCATTGTTGGTATGAGCCGCAGTTATAACATCTCCATCTGTGTACGAGGACTGTCTTGTGTATGTATCACCCATTAACGTCTAGCTCCTAATTGATATTCTAACTGAAAACCTTTGAGTGAATAAGGTGCAGTTGCACCACCATCATTTACTCTTAATGCTACAGCAAATCCTGAACCTTCTACTGCTTGTCTAACTAGTGGCTGTGATGCACCACCATATGTAGGTGTTCCGTATGTAGATGTTCCATATATAGCGACAACATCTTCTGAATCTAACGGATATGCCGCAGGTCTTGATGCTGAAGCTGCTTCATAGTCATATCTAACAAATAAATCAGCATCTATAGCTGCTTCAGGTTTATAGTTGACTACAACCTTTTGCATATGTTTTCTTATTCCCGGGTCATTAAATGTTAAATCAGGACTTCTGTACTTACCAAATATTTCTGTTCCATCAAATGTATTACCCTGCTCTTGTCTATAAATATAACCACCTGAATATGCACCATGTAAAACTATTACATCTCCTTCTGATACAAAGTGGTCAGTAGAAGCAGGTCGTATACCTCTTAACTCTGCAAACTCAAACTTTTGACCTCGCATAACACATATAATACCCTTAGTTTGATTTTCAGCTACTGAACTCTTAGTAAAGAATATTCTATATTGTGTCTTATCTGGTATAACTATACTGTCAAACTCTGATGCACTAGCTATATTTTCATTAAATATAGACTGTACATTAGAACTTATAGTTCCTAATTCAACGTCACCAATTCTTGCTGTACCTGCTATGGTTCTTAAACCATCAGGACCTAAGAATATTAAGTCACCTGCAAATTCTTGGATTGTATCTCCATTAATACATCCTATATCTCTTGTTACGTCTGTCACTGCAAAGTTAGAACTTGAGCTTCCTGAAAGTTTAAATATTCTAGTTTCACAAAAGATAAATAAATCATCACGGAAAACTTTAAGTCCTGTTATCTCGTCATCAACTTTAAAGCTACCTGCTCCAATAGATATTTTAAGAGAACCTTCTTGAAATGGAGAACTAAATACCACTTCTTGTTTGTTTGTACTCATACCTGCATAAAACATATGATTCTTAAAAGAAGCTATATGTTTAACACCTGCTACAGCAGGAGGAAATTGGTCTGCTACAAAAGCACCGACTGCATGGTCTGCGGCAACACTGCTTGATGTTGCTCTTGTTACCCCTGTAAATGTTGTACTTGTTTTACCTGTGTAAGTAAATAATTCATCCCCTATAAGTAAAGAACCTGTACTATTAAATTGAGATGTATCTGAAACTGTTATAGTTCCATTAGCACTTGCCATGCCTGTACCTGAAGCAATAGCTACGAGCAAAGATGTAGACTCTCCTGTACCCACAGTATCTACAGCAATATCTGTTGCAGCTAAACTAGAGTTAAATACTGTAGGTGCATTTGTACCATCTACAACTATTATCTTGTCTGTACCATCAAAGTTAAACCTTTCAAAGTTATACTTTAATGCACCTGTTCTACCACTATCTCTGCTAGTCCACGATGAACCACCCGGAGTTGCACTATATATACTAGTACCTCTAGCGGCTAACACTAAACTACCAAAAGTCGCTACCATAAGGACTTTCTCTGAAGCAGAAGAAGTTTGAGGTACAATAGCTGTTACATATTTAGAGAATCCATTTATTCTTCTGTAGCCACCTGATACGTCAGGCTCAAAGTTTTCTAACTCTAATGCTTCTCCGGGTTGCATCATAAAGGTAGATTTGTTTAATACTAGTCCACCCTCACAGTTAAAGGCTGAAGGAGTTGTTTGAGACTCATCTGCCATTTATAATGACCTAACGTCTATCATACTTGAACTACTTGAGTTCCTAGGTATAAAGGTAGAACGAATGTAAGAGAATTTGTTTATTAATAGTGTTTGCATATTCTTTATGCCTTGCTCAAATCTACTCATATTGAGTTGATACTGTTGTGCTTCACCCCTATATTGATATACAAAAGCTGTAGCACCATCTACAATTACAGGACTAAACCTATCAGGTATAGTTGTAGTATCCCCATGAGCAGCTAACTCAGCAGGAAAAGTGTAGTAATCAAATTTTATAGAGTATGATTTATCTGGAAAGGGATACAAAAGATAATTGTTATCAGGAGTTCTAACCACAAACTCAGGAACACCACCATTATTAAATTGCGTTACTGTGACACCACTTAAAATTGCTATAGCGTTGCTTCCTCTTGTACACCCTGTAAAGGTAGTACTAGAACCAATAGCTGTATAGTTAATACTTTCATTACCTATTATAATAGTACCCACAGCATCAAATCCTGTAGTACTAGCAACTGTTATAGTTGTAATACTATCTGTATGGGTAGTAGTTGTTGTAGTTGTTTCTATCTCATCTTCTTGATTTATAACTCTATTAACGTAATCATTATAATCTAGCAAACTTAGTTTATATCCATTGTTACCTAATGTAGAGTCCTTTACAATTCTAAATGTATTATAGTCTACTGTTTTAGTAGATGTAGGTAATGAATATCTAACCACACCTGCTGTTACTGTTTTAGTTTCTGTTGCATGATTAAATGGATAATTAAACTCTCTCTGATTGACAAATCTAATTGATTCATTAATTGCATTTTGGCATTGAACTTGTATACCCCTAGCACTAGAAAAAGTTGCCGAAGTTAATGCAACCTCGTTCAACCTTGCTATGACTTTATTTGTAAGTGTTAGGTAAGTTTCTGCCATGTTAATTCCTAAGTAAAATGAAAGAGCAAGTTGCCCTGCTCTCTCATATATAAGTTAAGCTAAAGTATCTCTATCTACTTCATTAGCCGCCATGTCACCAGCATCACTGATATCCATAAGA